AAAAAAAGCCCGACGCCGCTGTTGCGTATTTCTCTGCTAAAAAAAGGTTTTCTGATAGCCTTATTGAATGGGCAGACCAGCTAAACCACTTGAGCAGAAGCGACTGCTCGGCAACCCAGGCCAAAGGCCGTTGCCCCCCGAAAACTCCACAATCGCCCTAACAGGCGGTTATGTGCCTCCAGTTCGTCCTTTAGGCGAGGCGGGCCAAACCTTATGGGACGAGATTTACAGAAAAGGCGAGCTGTGGATTAGCAGCCGCACCGACACTCAGTTTTTACAAATGGTTTGCGAACAACATGACCGCAGACTATGGTTGATGGAGAGGATGCAATCAGATCCTGACAACTGGCGACTCGTGCGTCAGTTGCATGACCTAGAGGTGATGATTAGCAACAACATGGGCAAACTGGGACTTACCCCCGCTGACCGCACCAAGTTGGGCTACGCCGAAGTAAAAGCTAGGTCGAAGCTAGAACAACTACAGGAGAAGTGGGCAAAGAATGAGCAGTTGGCCTCCTAGGTGGCTAACCCCAGTTCCTGAATCCGCCCTGCTCAATTCTCACGGACTCAGAGCCGCTGACTTCATAAACACTTTTGCCACTGTGACCAAAGATTCTGTCGGTGGACGAGCAGGCGAACCAATGCACCTCAGAGATTGGCAGCGCTCGCTACTGACTCACGCATTCGCCGCAGACGGTGACGGCTTCAGGCACAAGGTCATACTCACGGGGGTTCCCAGGAAAAACGGAAAATCGGCGCTCGCTTCAGGTGTTGCACTCTGGTCGCTGCTCACTGGCCCCAAGGGGGGTGAAGTCTATTCTTGCGCCGCTGACAAGGATCAAGCCCGCATCGTATTCGGTGAAGCGAAGAAAATGCTAGAAAATGAACCAGAATTAGCCGAATTAGCCAAAATCTATCGAGATGCTATAGAAATACCAACTACAGGTTCGGTTTATCGTGTTCTAAGTGCAGAAGCCTTCACAAAAGAAGGTTTGTCACCAACAATGGTGATTTTTGACGAATTGCACGCTCAGCCAGACAGAACCCTGTTCGATGTTATGCAATTGGCCCAAGGAGCGCGTGGAAACCTAGCAACCATGTTCTGTATCACCACCGCAGGTCAGAAATCAGACACAACGGGTCAAGACTCCATCGCTTATTCGCTTTACCAATATGGTCAGCGTGTCAGCAGGGGAGAAATAGAAGATCCAACTTACTTCATGGCTTGGTGGGAAGCCCCAGCCGAAGCAGACCACAAAGAGCCTGAGACATGGATTATCGCCAACCCAGGATACGGCGACCTAAATAGCGCAGAAGATTTCGGTAGCACGGTGCTAAGAACGCCAGAAGCTGAGTTTCGGACGAAGCGCTGCAACCAATGGGTGTCTAGCAACCTAACTTGGCTACCAACTGGCTCATGGGACGGATTACTCGGTGAAAAGACGATTACACCCGATGATGAGCTGATTATCGGCTTTGACGGCTCGTTTTCAGGTGACACAACGGTTTTAGTCGGTTGCACTATCCCCAAAGACGATGAGATGCCTCATCTGTTCCTAATCAAGGCTTGGGAGAAGGGTCCAGACGATGACAATACGTGGAGAGTCAACATTACGGATGTAGAGAACGAAATTATCCAGTTCTGCATGGATTATCCGAAAGTCAGGGAAATAGCCTGCGACCCTTATCGCTGGCAACGCACAATGGCCTACCTCCAAGAGGAGCGCGGCCTACCGATAGTGGAGTTTCCATCCACATCGCCTTCTCGCATGGTCAAAGCCACAGCGAGATTCTTCGATGCAGTAATGGAGAAGAAGCTAACTCATTCAGGCGACCCGTTGCTTGCCAGACACTTAGACAATTGCGTATTGAAAATAGATAACATCGGTCCGCGTATCGTTAAAGAGAACAGAAACAGCAATCGGCGTATTGACGCAGCAGTGGCGGCTGTAATCGCTTATGAACGGGCTACCGTAGGTAGAATGGAAGAAGTAGTGCCACAGGTATTTATTTAGGCGGACATGAAAGCAACAATTTTGCAAATCCTAGGTGCAGGTTTAGTTTCTGCTGGAGCAGCCATAATCTACCCACCACTGGGTCTAATCATAGCGGGCGTGGCAGCAGTAATTTTCGGTATAGCCCTGGAGCGTAGCTAATGCTAAACAATCTTTTTGAAAAGCGCGCAATTTCATTCCAGACCGTTTGGGGTTCTGGTGACTTTGTAGATGTTCAGTCACAATCTGGGACTGTAATCAATTCTGATACCGCAATGCAACTCAATGCTGTATTTGCTGCCGTATCTCTAATCTCTGACACAATTTCAACTTTGCCGATTGATGCCTACATCAGATCGCAAGGTGCGCGCTATCCACTACGCCCAAGACCAGTCTGGGTAACAAAGCCAGATGTTGATACAACCAAAGAAGCTTTTTATGGTTCTGCAATTGTTTCGCTTCTACTAGAGGGCAATGTATTTATTCGCGTGTTCCGTAATAGACGCGGCGAAATTGTTGACATGAAAGTTCTAAACCCATTAGATGTTGAAATCAGACGCAATGGTCAAGGCAGAGTTATTTTCAATGTCAAAGGTTCAGAGCGCGCACTTACTAAAGAAGAAATCGTTTTCATTCCAGATGTCGTAAAGCCAGGCTCACTGCGTGGAATTTCACGCGTAGAGGCACTAAAAGAAAACTTCGGTCTAGCATCAGCTCTAGAAAAGTATGCAGCTAGATTCTTCGGTTCAGGAACTCAGACATCAGGTGTTCTAGAAGTTCCAGGCAACCTAACAGCCGAACAAGCTAAGTCAATGCAAGAAGCATTCGACTCACGCCACCGCGGATGGGCAAGAGCGCACAAGACCGCAATCATTACTGGTGGAGCGCAATACAAGCCAACGAATGTTCCAAACGACCAAGCTCAGTTCTTAGACAGCCGCAGAATGGCCGTTGAAGATGTTTCTCGCGCTTTCAACATTCCACCGCACCTACTCGGACTTCCAGGCACAAACACTTACGCATCGGTTGAACAAAATAACATTGCTTTCGTAACGCACACGCTACGCCCAATTGCACAAAAGATTGAAGGCGCACTTACCGCATTGCTATCTGAAGAAACTGGAAAAGAAGCAGCTTTTGTAAAATTCAGTTTGGATGGCCTGCTACGCGCAGATGTAAACACAAGAACTGAAGCCTATGCTCGCGGACTTCAGTCTGGTTACTACAAAATCAATGACATTCGCCGCTTTGAAGATCTAGAGCCAATTGATGATGCTTCGGCAGAAACAGTGCGTGTTCCACTTGCAAATGTGAATGTGGATGCCGCTGACCTATCTGCGATGTCCGCCAAGGTTGACATGGCCCAGAGACTAATTCAGGTTGGCTTCGACCCAGCAGATGTTATGGCAAAGCTTGAACTACCAGACATCACACACACTGGCAAGGATTCGGTCCAGCTACAAACGGAGACAGCCCCACAATGATTAGCAACGGCAGAACTTCAGTTGGAACCGTGGCCACTGCCATTGATGGTGTATGGACTAATCCATCAATAATTACCATTCACAATGACGACAACACCGCTGAGGTTTATCTTGGTGGAAGTGCTGTAACAATAACCACTGGGCTACAACTTGTGAAACTTGAGAGCTATCAATTTCAATTACAACCCCTAGAACAAATCTATTGTGTAAGTCCTAAAAACGGCCACAATGTTAGTTGGATGAGGCAGACAATCTAATGCCATACTACATTTCAGATAAGAACCCAGACTGCTCAGGTTGGGCAGTTGAAAAGTCCGATGGCGAAGTAATGGGTTGCCATGGATCTAAACAAGATGCAATTGACCAGATGGTTGCGTTATCTCTAGCAGAGGACATGGAGCCAGGCGGAGAACGAGCTATGCCTGGAACGCTAAAGATTGGCGACTATGTTTCCTGGAACTCGTCAGGTGGACGAGCAAGAGGAGAAATCAAAGAGATTGTCGAAGATGGTCGCATCAATGTTCCAGATAGTTCAGTCACAGTCGTAGGAACACCCGCAGACCCAGCCGCACTAATTCAGGTCTATGAGCAATACAACGGCGGTTGGAGAGACACCGATGTTTATGTCGGACATAAGTTTTCAACGCTTACTCAAATAGCTCCGCTTCCAGAACCAGAAGATGAGCCTGAAGATGATGAAGATGATGATAATCACTCGGATGATGATTCTTCAGAAATGGAATACAGACAAGTCAACCTAGAGCCGCCCGCTTACATGCGAGCAGCAGCCCGCAGGGGCCTTGAATACTACGAGCAAGGATTCGGTGGAGATGGACTGGTTGACAGGACGATTCGTGAAGCGCGAGCCATGGCAGCGGGTAATGTCACTGCTGACAAGTGGGTTAGGATTCGGGCTTGGATTGCTCGTCACCTTCCTGATTTGGACAGTCCCGCCGCAAGACCTGATTCGCCTGATTATCCTAGCCCTGGTGTAGTTGCACATTTGCTCTGGGGTTCAGGTCCATCTAAGCGTTCAGCACAACGCACACTTACTTATGCAGAAGGTGTGGTTGCTAGAATTGAAGAAGAAAACGAAGGCCGAGCGAAAGGCAAAGCATTGTCGAAGATAGAAACACGCGTAACCCCAATTCAGTTTGAGGTTCGCGAAGATGGCGACTACATGACCTTTGAAGGTTATGCAGCAGTATTCAATGAGCCATCGGAGCCACTGCCTTTCATTGAGCGCATCGCTCCAGGAGCATTCAAGCGCTCTATTGAGGCCCGTAATGACATCAAGCTACTTTGGAACCACGACAGTGGAACAGTTCTCGGTTCGACCCGCGCTGGAACCCTAAAGCTTTATGAGGACACCCGCGGACTCAAGGTAATCGCTCAGCTTCCAAACACAACCGCTGGACGCGATGCTTCTGAGTTGCTACGCCGTGGCGATGTAGATTCCATGAGCTTTGGATTCAGTGTTCCATCAGGAGGAGACGAATGGTCCCAAGACGGGTCAGAAC